CATTGCCCTGCTCCTCTGGGTTATGCGAGGACATGGCCCTGTTATGATAGCAGGGAGAGCACATGAATCTACAGCTCATCTTCGGGGGTGACATGGAAAGTCTCCGCAGATATGGCCGCATGTCGGCACCTGCGGACTACGAGGGTTCGAATCCCTCCACCTCCATTGTGCACTGTCGTGAACTGGCCCGACATTAAATAACTTGACCACCCTGAGCTTACCGGCAGAGGGGACAAATATATTGAGTGGTTATACTGGAGATACGGGTTCGAGTCCCGTCGTTGGATAGGCGAGCCTCTAATATGAGGAATATAACTCGACTTATTCTAACCGTGATGTATACAGCGATGGGGTGCTCACCCCCTATAGCTCAATTGGCTAGAGCACCAGTATATCCTCTCAATCCCTTCCATTGGATACATCCACCAACAATCGTAAGAAACTTCGATGGTGACATCAAAGCAGAAGTTGGGTGAGTCTTTATTAGACTCACGGGATGGATCCAATAACTCAGGAGATCTAACATGACAAAAGATGAAAAAGCAGACATTGCTCTCTTGTTCAAGACACTGAATGATGCTATGATACGCATCGAGCTACTTGAAGAGGAATGGAGAAGTGTTCTATTAGGAATGCTGGAGGTAACAAAGTGATATTCTGAGGCTACATTTAAACAGGAGAACTAGCATGTGTCCAGACAAGTTTCTTTTCATTCAAACCCTTGATACACCGGGAAACCACATCACTGTTGGAATGACCCAAACTAATGATGGTATATTCCTAAAGTGGATGGAAGATGTTGATGATGAGGTTGTTCAAGTACAAATCTGTGATTCAGATGCTAACGACATTCTCAACTCAATTAAACTCACACAACAAATGATTGACAAAGCAGCAAGACTAGGAGAACTATCATGTTAGGACTTGGTAAAGGCCACAACCACGGTACTTGGTACAAGGATTGGCGGTCTCACCCCGGAGAATTAGTCAAGAATACTGAAGTTTTCGTACCAGAAGACTTGACAGACCTCCAAAAATCAGGTAGTGTATACAAGCCCATAGAAGCATATGCACAACAATGGAAGCACGAGACCGACAAATCTGGAGTGATGACCAACGCCTACCCCATAGGCGAGCCTCAACGTTCAGACTTGCCACCTCTGTATATTCAGTGGAAGCAAGACTGGAAGAGACGATTCATCCCCTTCTGGATTGGCGGGAAATAGTGCAACACAGCAAGCAACATGATCCTGATAAACTAAAGCAAAGACTAGCCACTATCACGAATAATCTCGGCTGGTCTACTAAGAAAAAAGTAGAGTTTCTATTAAAATACGAAGAACTTCCAAACGAACTTTTCAAAAAGGCTATTATCCGCCTAGAAAGAAAAACCAATGGATGACCTAGATCTAATCCAATGTGAAGATTACTATGGTGAAGAGTTTCCAAATATTTGGGACTTAGCCTATGAACTCTTTTTTGACAACATGGAGATTCTAAAAAATGACAACAGGACCAAGGAAACTACAGGATCTAAAGAATCGTGAAGATGATTCCAAATCTCTTTGGAAACTCCCAAGCGGACAACACGTAATTGTATCTCGTATTCTTGCTTTCGATCACAAAGGCTGGGAAACTATGATCTTTAAATGTAACTCAACTGGAGAAGACTGGAAATCCAGTATATACGAAACCAGAAGATTTGAAACTCATTCTCAATCAATCAATAATCTCATGAAGGATGTTTACGTATGAATGGTACTAATCAACGCGACCTTGGTCGTTGGCATGCTTCCAAAGATCGTCAAGAAGATGCTCACTGGGATGATAAACCAGACAAATCAAAAGAAAGAGATGACTACTTTAAAGATGGAGACTATCTTCGAGACCTGAAATGGGATCAAGATCATTCTTAGGGAATAACATGGACTATAAAATCGTAGAAATCTTTTGGACAGATGCAGAAACTATAGGAGATACTGGCTGGATGCCGTTGACAGAAGGCGTTCAATCTGCTAAAGTACCACCACCGTTAATGCGTACTGTCGGATATGTATTAGTAGATCACGAAGATTTTATTTCCATTACAGACAGTTTAGGAGATCAAGAGTGTGGACACATAACCAAGATTCCTATTCACATGATTCAACGAAAGACTAATCTTTATGAAGAAGACACAATGGGGGATATGGATCGATGATATTGGCTGGCTTGAAGATAGCCACACAAAAGATCCTAAGACTGATACATATATCGCTAATCCATCACTATGGCCTACGCTTCGTGAAGCCACGAAAGAAGCTAAGGAACTTAACACCTTATGGAGAGGCCGTAAAGCATCTTATGAAGCAAAGGAATACAAACCATGATATTAAGACAGACTGTAATAGACACAGGTCACCCAATCGCAAGCAAGATAGAACTAATTGAACATGAAGATACTATAGGCAACCTTTCCTATGAACTACTTCGCCAAGACGTTGATGTCTCCTTTGATTCAACTCTTGCTGACTATATTCCTGCATACGATAAAGGTTTCTTCACTAGAAAAGGTCACCACATTCATTGGAGAGCAGAGTTAATTTCTGTACGCCGAACATTCAGTGGTTGGATAGCCACTTATGGTGTATGGGATCACGAACTCTGATTTAAATGGGACGTACTCATCGTAAAGAAAAGAAAGAGGATCGTCCTAAAAAACGTAAGTCTTATACTTCCAGAGACAAGGCTAAAAGAACCTTGGATGATTGGGAGAACAAAGACTGGGAAAATCTGTCAACTGATATAGGAGAGCAAAATGGCTCACGAAATGACGGAAAATGATTCTGCTGTATATTACAAAGAACGTGCTTGGCATGGTCTAGGTAATGTTATACCTGATTCCATGTCAATCATGGATGCATACGACAAGTCCGGCCTCAGCTGGGAAGTCACTAAGGTTGGAGGAATTACCGTTGGTAATACTTGGACCGAAGATTACAATGGTATTGTAAGAGACGATACCAAAGAAGTACTCGGAATCGTAAGTTCCAAGTACAAGGTAGTACAAAACCACGAGGTATTTGATCTGGCTCAATACTTTAGTTCTGTGGCTACCGTAGAATCTGCTGGATCAGTACAAGGTGGACGAAAGAACTACCTGTTACTTCATTCAGATTCATTTGATGCTAACACCAACGACACAATAGAGAGGTACATGGCTCTGTTCTGGGGTCATGACGGAACCTCCAGTCTTATCATTAAACCTACCTCTATCCGAGTAGTATGTAAGAATACAATGGATATGGCTTTGGCTCAAAAGGCTACAAGTTTGGTTATCAAGCATCACGGTAATATAGAAGAAAAGATGGATACCGCTAGGACCATCGTTTCTCAATATCGTGAGACTGGTATTCTCTTCCAACGTGAGGTTGAATACCTCGCAGGCAAGAACATCACTCACGAGGAACTAAGGAAATTCTTCTTCGAAGCATACTCCAGATTCTGGAATGAGTTCAATGTCGCTCCCATGAACAAGGAAGAGGACAAGTTATACGAAAGTGCTTGCCACACAATCCTTAACTGGGAGAACACATTCGAAGCTGAAACTGTAGACATTATTCCCAGCCCTTGGGTTGCAGTGAATGCAGTAACTAATTACATTCAGCACCGAGTTGCTAAGCATGGACGCCAAGCCTCTATAGATTCCAAGGCATTCAATAACTTGAATGGTATAAATGCTAAGAAGACAAAGAACATCATGCAGATGGCATTGTCTCACTTCTGATCCCCAAGGTCTCACTTGTCTCCCCTTCGGGGGAGCAGGTGGACCACTATCACGGAGGTACCAATGCTAGCCCAACTACTATATCCCATGCGAATGAGAATTATATTATTCATACCCTTAGTAATGTATTGTTGATGAACATCGTTATAGGCATACTTATAACTATTTCTTGTCTAAGCTTACTTAAAACGATTATGGAGTTAAGGAAACTAGATGAAAAAAGACGTTGATCAAAACTTTGGTGGATCTTTCAATGCCCACAAACATTGGAAAAAGTTACGTGAGAAGCATCGTAAAAAGGAAGCTCAAGAAGCAAGGGGTATATTTAGCCGAGCCCAACCAGAGACCTATCAACCCAACAACCAAACAATAGAAGGTTCTGAAAGAATAATATCAAAAGAATTGTATGATCTTAATTATGAGCTTGCTTTTGGTAGAATTACTAAAGAAGAATACGAACAAAGGAGATCAGAACTTGATTTGGGAGAGTGAAACTGAAGACGTTCAGTTAGACCGACGTAATGGTCAGATTATATACGAGCAGTCCATGCTGGAATATGGTCGGCACAAATACTGGAAGGACTACGAACGGGCTCCTGATGAAGGAATACCTGAGCAATGTCTTATTGATTCCTCTATCAAAGAACTAGAAAATAAATACCAAGAGTGGATTGATCGGGTATGTAGTGCTCCTAAAGTTCCTAGTTGGGTCTACCCCTTGATGGAATTAGGCTCACGTAAGATGGCTGATATAACTATACGTGCTGTCATACGTCATTGGTTTTCTCCCTCCTATTGGAATGGAAGTTACAACGAACATATACACACACCTCCAGTAGCTCAAAAGATAGCGTGTCAGATTGCAAATGATGTATCTGATATTATTGCCTACCAACAAGCCAAAGAAGCAAACTACACCGACTGGAAGAGACAATCTAAGTTCATTAAGAACTGGACTCTAAAGAGATGCCGAGCATTCTCCAAGAAAATGCAAACCAATGTCAAATTAAGTACTAGGGCCAAGCATTCTTTCGGACATCACATGCTAGAGATAGCCTGTAGTTCTAATATTATTGAGATGAGAAAAGAAAAGATAAAAACTAGATCAGGTAAGTTCCGTACTTGTAGTTTTGTTGAGTTCCATCCAGAGGTACTCAAAGAGTTACATAAGAGACACGATATTCTCCAGAATTCTACCTTAGTTTACAGACCAATGCTTATTCCTCCAATAGAACATACTCTCCTTGCTTCTGGAGGATACATAACAAGAAATCTCAGAAAACCTGTAGTACAACGATATCAAAACAATTACTTTGGAGACATGCCTAAGCAGCAGAAGTTCTCAGAGCCATCAGAACTTGTTTTACGAGGCCTGAATGGCATGCAAAAAACTGAATGGACTGTGGATAAAAAGGTATATGAGGTAATGAAGAATCTGTTTGAGAACAATACTCAAATAGGTAATCTTCCGCCTTATGGGTTTGATGAGTTCATGTATTCCGAAGACTACCCAAAAGGTGGACCCAAAGAAGAACAAGCCAAATGGCTACAGATTCGAGAAGAATGTTGGGGTAATTGGTACAAATCTGAACAAGCCAGAGGACGTATGTTAGTACGGCTTGCTTTAGCCGAAGACCTAATGAGATGGGATTACTTCTATCATGTATATACCTTAGACTTCCGGGGCCGGGCTTACACCACATGTGAATTACTATCACCACAATCCTCAGATTTTGATCGTGGATTGATTAAGTTTGCCGTCAGAAAAAAGCTAGATAAATTTGGTATCTATTGGCGTAAAGTTAATATTGCCAACTTATTTGATCAAGACAAAGGCACCTTTGATGAACGTGTTCAATGGGTAGAAGATAATCATGATATGCTACTTAGAATTGCTCAAGATCCTTATGAGAATAAAGAATGGGTTGATGATAGAAAGAAAAAGAATAAATCTTTTCGTAGACTTCAAGCAATCTTTGATTATGCTTTAGAAGATAACTGCTCCGACATATCAGTTCAACTTGACGGAAAGTGTAATGGGAATCAACATTGGAGCTCCATTATGAGAGATCCTGATATTGCAAAACTTACAAGTGTGTCACCCGATGACAGGCCACAAGATTTATATCAATTTGTAGCCGATGGGGTCACCAGTTATTGTAAGATGCATATTAATGAGAACCCTTGGTATGGACAGTTCCTAGACTATTGGAAAGATGGGATAAATAGGAACGTAACTAAACGATCTACTATGTGTGAGGCCTATGGGCTTACGTTCTATGGCATCCAAAAATACATACGCTTAGAGGGTCATGTAGATTGGGTACCGCGTGAGTCCCGAGGAGGAGCCATAGTCGAACTTGCTAGGGCAACTCAAGCAGCTCTAAATACAACCTTAAGTAGTAGTAATTCCGGAAAAGAATATCTTAAAGAAATATCTAATGTTGCTTCTGATCTTAATCAACATCTATGTTGGACTACACCCTCTGGCTTCAAAGTAGTACACTACTATACTGAAATTCAGACTCGTAGGTCTATAGCCAAGTTATTTAATAGCCGTGAACTACACTTCTTTGTGAAGACAGACATTCCAAATGCTAAAGCTGCAAAGCAAGCTATTTCACCTAATTATATTCACTCACTCGATGCTGCCCATATGTTTCTCGTACTAGCTGCTTTGCTTTCACAAGGTATAACAGATTTTTGTATGGTACATGATTCCTATGGATGTCATGCTAATGATGTCCCTTTAATGGCTAAGATTACCAGAGAAGAATTTGCAGGCATGCATCGCAATAATCAACTACAGTTCTTTAAAGAAGATATAGAAAAATCTTTGGGGGTAAACCTCCCTGATGTTCCAGCACAGGGAAACTTTAATGTAGACTCTGTGCTGGACTCACAATATTTCTTTGCATAATATGGAGGTGACATTTGAAAACTCAACTTGTGATTACAAACGAGGGAGACCTCGAACATAATGTAAAATACATAACTCAATTGGCATTAGAACCGGGAGATACTAAGTCTCTCACTATTAACTTTCCATCAGAGAATATGATGCATATCTTTATGGATAATTTATTCAAAACCTTTATTATAAACCGAGTACCAAGAGATAATAATTTAGATATTACCTTAAACATACCCGGAGATCCAAACGATGACGAAAGGATGGACTATGATTGATGAAGGTGATTATGTAGACATTGTTGATAAATTAAATGATGATGAATGGAATGAACTTTGGGACGATGAAGACGAGGCTATGTTTGATAACCTAAAGGAAGACTGTGATGGATAGTCTCGAAGGTGCTATTCTTGCAGATCATATTACCTCATTAGTAATAGAAGAGGTTCTAAAAGCCGAGGGAGAGGATGCTAAAACCCGACTAAATTGGGAACTAGAACAACTAAGTATTGATATAGATAAAGCAATAAGGAATTTCTCAGATGACTAGAGTATTAGTAATTGGTGATCTACATTTACCGGCTGAGCGTAAAGATTACCTAGACTTTTGTCTTTCCCTCAAAAGAAAATACAAAACAGAAGAAACAATATTTATTGGTGATATAATGGATCACCATGCAATTTCATTCCACAACAAACATCCTGAAGCTGTCGCAGCACAACAGGAATATGGGTTAGTAATGGAAAGTCTAAAAAATTGGCGCAAAAAATTTAGAGAGGCCAAAGTATGTATTGGAAATCACGATGAACGAGTTCACAGAATTGCTTCTGCCTCAGGCATTCCCAGCATGTACTTACAGGACTATAAAACAGTCTATGGTACACCGAATTGGGAGTGGAACTATGAATTTGAGGTTGACGGAATATACTATACGCATGGCACTGGTACGCAAGGCTTTCGTCCTGCAATGTCGATTGCAACTTCGAGAGGCCAAAGCACTGTATCAGGTCATGTCCACTCTATCGCAGCCATCCATACCATGAATGGCCCGACAGATCGTGTCTTATTTGGTTTTAATGTTCCTTGTGGGGTTGACAGACACCACAAAGTAATGTATTATGGACGTAACTTCTTAAAGAAGCCAGTGAACGGAGCTGGCGTAGTAATTAATGGGAAACCCTATATGGAGATAATGGATGGATAATGACTTAAAGATTGCAGATGCAGTCGAAGAAGAATCTGATGAGATGTTCATCAAGGTATCAGACCTTGAGAACTTTATGCAGCAGATTAGTTTTACCTTGATGTCAATTGTTAATGGCATCAATCAAACGATGAAAGAACTCAAAAGGAGTACACCTAGTGATGACAACAAAGATTGAGGCATTTACCACCGAAACCGTTGAGGTTCAGTGGGGCCACCTACATCAGCCCGATGAAAAGTTCGGTGCTGATTCAGCAAATCATAATATCAGTATCCTTGTAGACAAGGTTTTGCAAAAGAAGCTTGACCAACTCCTCAAGGAATCTGGTGCTACTAAGATCAACGGTATGCGTACCGACGATGATGGTCGAGTAATCCTTAAGGCCAAGTCAAAGACTCTGGTCAAGAAAGGTGAGAAAACCTTCCCCTGTCGGGATGCCTCGGCTGCAAAGACCGATGTCCTTCCCTTCGGAGGTGACACTGTTCGTCTGCGTCTGGCCCCTGCGGTCTTGGCTCGTGACGGTAGCATGTCCTTGTATCTTAATGGTTGTCAAATCATTGAGAAGAACAGCGACGATTTCGATACCACTGGTGGCTTTGAAGCTACCGCTGGCTATACAAATCCAATCGACACGGATCCAACCAACGTGGATGATCTACCCATCTGATGGAATGGGTTTTCCCAATCAGTCCCGTCGCAGCAAGTAGGCCTCGTGTCTCACGACACGGGGCTTACTATGCTGGCCCTTACAAGAAGTTCAGGGAGGAATGTTGGGACCTAGTGCCAATGGTACTGGGTCCCGACTTCCAACCCTTTGATCGTGGATTGTACGTTGATCTTGAACTATATGTTCGTAGACCAAAGACTACTAAACTTCATACACCAAAACCTGATATTGATAATTATCAAAAAGCTGTGTTTGATGTACTAAATGATAGACTATGGACTGACGATAGTTTAATCGAAGCAGTCTATGCTACTAAGCAATGGGCCTGTGAAGGCGAAGAAGGATACTTTGTAGTAGGAGTAAACTATGCAGGCGAGTATGACCTCTAACTTAATCCATCCCCCCTTACACAAAGAACTATTAAAGGTTCACGATCAATTAGCCCGCCGTAATAATCTAAGTACAGATCTTATTATGGCTTCGGCTTTGGTAGAAAAAGACTTTGGCTCTGCTTGCATTGCAGCCATCGCTACTTTGGGTGGACTGCATGCTCCTCTAGAACAAACCATGCATCTATTATTGATTGAGGATTCGGTACAGATAGCTGATAATATTATATCATCTGGTTTAAGAGTACCCGGCTGGGGTTCTAGTTTTGCTAAAGACCACAGTGATCCTTTGTTTGACATCTTAGACAGTAAAATATCTAGAATAGATAACGAATTATATTATAAGATTGTATCTATTACCGCCTTACTTTTAAACAAAACAAAGAAACCATTGTTCCCTAATGCTGCTTGTTATACAGCAGCCTGTTGTATTATAAATGATATTGATCCACGAGTTGCTTTAAAAACTTTGATCCAAGGAAGGATTGAGGCTTGGTCGGAAATATACTTACAGAACTATAGGTCCCGGCTCCCGTAGCTCAGTGGATAGAGCAACGGCCTTCTAAGCCGTGGGTCGCACGTTCGAATCGTGCCGGGAGTGTTAGGCTCCGTAGCCCAATCGGCAGAGGCAGTGGACTTAAAATCCATCAAGTGTGGGTTCGAGTCCCACCGGAGCTATGGGCTGGTAGCTCAGTGGTTAGAGCACACGACTCATAATCGTCTGGTCGTTGGTTCGAATCCAACCCAGCCTATTAAAATTAACTAAGGAAAACAAATGAACTCGAAGACTAAAAAAGAAGACTATACTCATAAAGAGTTGGTCAAGATAATTGAGAACTTTGCTTATGCCTGTAACTGGGATACAGCTGATTACGATATGGCTGAGCATCTAGGTGAGAAGTATTTCCCAATCTTTGTTGGAGATGATGATGAAAGTATTTAGAATTGAAGTTGATGTGACCAGTACCGCTTGGGAATCTGCCGAAGCTTTTGTCGAGGCAGAGAATTTAAAAGAGGCTATTAAGCTATTCAAAGATAACCCTTATGATTATGACTGGGATAACTGGAATACACACGATAGCGAGATGCAACACTGGGAAGTCGATGAAGAACAGTGTAATGAAGATGAGTACAAGACAGCACGACTGGAGAAAACAGATGTTGAATGAATTCGAAGATATTATACGAGATAAGATTATAAATACAAAGGCTTGGTATGTTCTGAAGTATGATCTTGTTGCAGAGGAACGCCATCTCGAAGAGGCCCTCGAAGCAGTGATCGATCAAGTGGTTGATAATGTATACTGTGATCTCGATACTATGATTGAGGATTACATGAATAAAATTGGTGGTATACAAGCCGCTGAACTAATGCGTGAGTATGTGATTGAAAGTAAGGAATCAGAAGAGGAGGATGATGATGGGTAGAGTTAAATCATTAATGTTACTTGAAGGTGGAGATGATATTGTATGGAAAAGGGGTGGACAAACCTACGAAGGTACTGTAGAATACCTTCAGACCGACTCTCATTCCGGAACAGGAGAATCTTATGTTGTCTCTAGGATGGACGGAGAAGTTCTAAAAGAGTACACCGTATACCCATCAGAGATAAGGTTTGATAAGTTGATTCAATTTCGCAGAAGCATGGACAGATTAGAAACCCTAATGTCTTCGGAGGATTTAAATGATTAAAAGATTTATGTTAGTTATGATGTCTTTGTTAGCTGGTTGTAGTACCACAAGTTGGTTTAAGACTGCCGTGCCAACAGACATGCCCGCTGCCATCAATAGTTCGTCAGGCTGTAGCCCCATGCTCGGCTGGCTTGGTGGCATATGTATTCTAGGTGGTATGGTTCTCCTAGTAATTACAAGAGGTTCCATGGGCTGGAGACCAGTCATTGGTGGCCTAATCTTTATTGGAATTAACTATGCATTATATATGTATGGTAATTGGTTCTTTCTACCCGTCGCTATTGCAACTGGTGCGATCAGTTTAGCATGGAGTGGTAAGATTGTTTGGAAGATCGTTAACGATAATGATCTCAAGCTTAAGGAGCTTAAGTTATGATGAGTTCAATTCTTGGTACTGTTTTCTTTAGCATCGTCATCTTTGTGGCTGGTGCATTTATTGGTCGCCCTCTCTTTGGTTGGGTAACCAAGTGGCTTCCTTGGAATAAGTGAGGATGTAAATGTCAAAGGTAATATCCAGAAGCAGGTGTCCCAAATGTGCCTTAGCTGGCAACGACACCGCTGGTGATAATCTTGCTATCTATGAAGATGGCGGTAAGTATTGTTTTGCTTGTAATTATGTACAAAAAGGATCTAATAATTTGAGTAATAAAACAGAAGAAGAAGCCTATGTTCCTCCTCCGAAGACAAAGAGTCCTAATGGTCTTAGGTTTCTTAAAGGAAACATTACAGCTATTCCAGAACGAAGAATCAATGAGGACACCTGTCGTAAGTATGGCTATGAAACCTTAGTCAGTAATGGCAAGCGTGTAGAGATTGCTTCGTTCTCTAGGGATGGAACAGTAGTAGGACAGAAACTACGGGGTCCTAACAAGACCTTCCAATGGAGAGGACAAACTATCAACACTCCTTTATGGGGTCAAGAATTATTCAAGGCCAAGGGTGGTCGTATGATCACAATTACTGAAGGTGAGATAGACTGCTTGTCTGTGTCCCAACTTCTGAATAACAGATGGCCTGTAGTTTCTTTACCTAATGGTGCCGCCGGTGCTGCCAGAGCAATCAAGGATAACCTTGAGTTTGTTTCTTCCTATGATGAGATCATCCTGATGTTTGATCAAGATCAATCTGGTCGTGATGCAGTTCAAGCAGTAGCCCAGCTATTACCTCCCGGTAAATGTAAAATAGCCAAGCTACCTTACAAGGATGCTAACGAATGCCTCGTGAAGGGTCAGGGGAAAGCTGTAGTAGCTGCTATCTGGGAAGCCCAGCATTACAGTCCAGATGAGATTGTTCATGTATCTCAGATCATTGCTGATCCAAACATGGAACACACTAGAGTATACCCCTTTCCGTTCGACAATTTGTCTGAGTTCTTACTTGGTCAGCGGAGTGGTGAAATTACTCTTTGGGCTAGCGGTACTGGGAGTGGGAAGTCTACTATCCTTCGTGAGCTCATGCATCACCACCTGATAGAGGGTCGTAGTGTAGGTGCGATCATGCTTGAAGAGTCTCCTCAAGAGACTGTTGATGATATGGTCTCTTTGATCTTGAGTAAACCTGTTAGAGCCATTCGAGCCAAGAAGCTTATGAATGAACTTAGAGAGAAGCTTGGTAAACCTAGTATTGAAGTTGATATAATTAATGATCTAACTGATGAGGAATATGCTGAAGCAAGGAGAATGCTTGAGACCACCAGTCTCTATGTGTACGATCATCTTGGTCATTCTGCTTTGGATAATCTTTGTGCAAGAATGGAATTCATGGCAGTATCCTTAGGAGTTGATGTCATCGTTCTTGATCACATCACTGCTGCTGCTGCTGGTTTATTGAATACTTCCTCGGACTATGATAATTCTAATTCCGAGAGACTGTTGATTGATAATATCATGAAGGAACTAAGAGCACTGGTCAGTAGAACAGGTGTTAGAATTGATGTGGTATCCCAACTCAAGAAGACAATTAAGTCTTACGAAGAAGGGGATCGTGTTACACTACAAGACCTTAGGGGCTCTGGTTCTTTAGCCTCTGTACCTAATGTTGTTGTTGCTCTTGAACGAGACAGGCAGAATCCAGATCCTGTGATTGCTAACACTACGACAGTTAGAGTTCTAAAGAACAGACTAACAGGTAGGGCTGGTGTTGCTACATGTTTATTCTATGATCGTTGTAGTGGTAGACTTAAGGAACTTGACTTTGCAATTGCTGACGATGGTAGAGTTATTACTGATCCAGAAACATGATTGTAGTATCAGGTATGCCCCGAAGTGGGTCAAGTCTAATGATGCAAACCCTAAAGCATCTTGGAGTTCCCCTTATTGGTGAAGACAGTTATAACTTTGAGGGTAATAGTTATCTCCACAGTCAAGATATTTCTGATGAAGATCAAGAAAGGATAACAAAACACAATCCTTGGGGTTATTATGATATTCCTTTTGAAGAACACCGTAACTATACACATAATCCCCATAACGGGGAGGCTATAAAAATTCTAGGCCCTGTGTTGATTTCCTTTATACCTAATGAAAACATAGAACGTGTGTTATTATGTGAGCGTAGAGATAAGGATGCCCAAGCAACAAGCTATGAAAATCTAGCAAAACTAGATGTAGAAGTTATGGATAAAGAGATCAGTGATGGACGCATGGATCCTTCGAGTGTGCGAGCAAGGTCTATAGAAATATACAGAACTATGAACTTCAAAGATTATAGGAGGTTAGTTAATTTTGGTCAACTATCTATCCAACGGTGGTGGCGAGACCGCAATATTAAGTTCATGACTTGTTTTTATGAGGACATGCTCGAAACTTCCGAGTTGAGTATCAGAGAAATACAAAATTTCTTAGGTCTACAAGGACCAAGAGATAAAGCGATAGAAAATATAAGGAAATAAAAGATGAGACTAGCTTTCGACATCGAGGCTAACGGCCTGAGCGAAGTCACAATCGAAAAGAAAGGTGTACCTACACCCGAAGGTGATGATATCTTTTGCTTGTGTATACAAGACGTAGACACAGGTGAAAAACATACATTCTTAAGAGACGAAATAGAAACAGGAGTTGAATTACTAAGGGAAGCTGACTTAATTATTGGTCATAGTATTATCATGTATGATATTCCCATGCTTGAAAGATACTATGGTCCTATTAAGACAAAAACATTCGATACTTTGATTGTATCTAGATTAATGTACCCCGATAGACAAGACCACCCACTTGGTTCCAACAGCCTCAAAGCTTGGGGTGAATATCTTAACTGCCCTAAGCAAGAGTTTCATGATTTCTCTGAACTATCAGAAAAGATGGTGGAATACTGCGTTCAAGATGTAGAAGTAACTACAAAAGTGTTTCATGAAGAGCAGGAATATTTCAAACGGTTCCCCAAGTCTGTAAAGTTGGAGCATAAAGTTGCTAGAATTATATCAGATCAAATCGTTAATGGTTTTGGGTTTGATATGACACGAGCTGAAGAATTCGAAGGCGATCTTCTTATGGAAAAAGTAGGTATCGAAGACGAGTTAGGACAGATCTTTCTTCCTTATATAGATGAGAGATATTCTGATAAGACTGGTAAACGATTAAAGGATAAGATTACAATATTTAATCCTAGTTCCCGCAAACAAATTGCCGAGAGATTACATACTAAGTATGGATGGAATCCTCCCAAGACTGAGAAGGGTAATCCTAAGTTAGATGAAGCCGTTCTTAAGAAGCTACCTTATTATGAGGCCAAGAAACTAGTAAAATACTTTACTATTACCAAGCTCCTCAGTCAAGTAGAAGACTGGATAAGCCGAGCTAATGTGTCTCGTGATGGAAGGGTACATGGTAGTGTCAACACTCAAGGTACCGTCACAGGACGCATGACAGCCTCTCAGCCCAACCTACAACAGGTTTCCAGTAACTCCAGAGCTAGGGCCTTATTCATACCACAGAAAAGTTGGGTTCAGGTAGGAATAGATGCCTCGGGTTTGGAAGCGAGGCTACTAGCTAGTCGTATGGCTAGATGGGATAAAGGAGACTTTGCTTATCAAGTTCTTAATGAAGATATCCATGAGGTTAATCAAAAGGCTGCTGGTCTGCCCGACAGAGACTCTGCGAAGACCTTCTTCTATGCCCTAATATACGGAGCAGGTGATTTTAAGATTGGTCAGATCGTAGGAGGTGGACCAAAGAAAGGTAGAATTATCAAACAACAATACCTAGATTCAATGCCAGCTCTTAAGCAATTACTTGCTAATGTAGAGTGGCAAGTACACCGCAAGAAAACAATTACATTATTAGATGGTCGAGAGGTACCCTGTAGAGCGGTACATAAAGCATTGAACGTACAGATACAAGGTGATGGTGCTATATTAATGAAGTTAGGTCAGGTCTTATTTAGCCGAAGCCTTAGACCGTTCAAGAATCAGGTTAAGTTTATGGCAACTGTTCATGATGAGTGGCAGTTGGAATGTGATCCCGTCATTTCTGATATCATAGGAACTCTAGGATGTCAGGCAATCAAGAAAGCAGGTAAAATACTTGGATGCCAAATTGAAATGGACGGAGAGTTTAGAGTTGGAAACAATTGGTCGGAGTGTCATTGATGAGTTACTTAAAGATTTATATTGCAGGTCCCATGAGGGGAATCAAAGATTTTAACCACAAAGAATTTAACAGAGCTGAAGAAAGTTTAAAGTCAAAGGGAATTTATCAAGTTATAAATCCCTGTACTTCTGACGTTGATTCAGGTTTAACAGATAAAGAATTAGAAACTTCTAAAGGACTGCGAATTGTTATGGCTAGAGACTTGACTGATGTCTGTTCTTGTGATAGCATATACATGTTGCACGGTTGGCAGAAATCCGAAGGGGCAAGAATTGAACACAATTTGGCTGTTATGTTAGATTTAATGATTATTTATCAATGAATCCGCAACTAATCGAAACCAATATTAAGGTTATCTTCTATGGTAAGTCTAACCGGAAGGATTGGAGAGCGAAAGTATATCGATTTCTATCCCGGCAACCGATGACACACTCTGTTGTTTGGTTCACGCAGCCAGATAAGGAATACGTGTACGTCATAAATCCAAATGGTGGGATGTATTTAGTAGAGAAATCTAAGTATGATTGGATATTAAAGCGACAGGGTATAACGATAGAAGAAACCGTAGTCGATCTTGGTTCAGCTCCTGTCAGTTTATATCAGCTCAGTTGTTTTTTAGATAGACCTGAGTTTCGTTTATCAAACACTATAGAGAACTCTTTCTGGTGGCTAGTCGGTCGATTCATTTCAAAAACTTATACACCAATGTCGTGTTCTTTAGCTACAAGCTACTTATTAAGAATGTGTGGATTCAAGGTTGATCTTCATATAGCCCCACATCTACTACACAAGGAGATCCGAGATGGAGTTAATAATCATTTCTGGACTAGCAAGGGTTGGCAAGACCACATTAGCTAATCTTTTGGCAAAGGAATCTTTTGAACTCGGTCTTGTTCCTAAGTTGTTGTCGTTTGCAGATCCTCTGAAGAAAGAGGCAGAAGAAAGAGGCTACTCAAAAGAAAAAGATAATGAAGAGTATCGAAAGTTTTGTCAAGAGTTTGGGGCTATGTTTCGTAAAGTAAATCCAAATCATTGGGTAGATTTATTCGAGATAGAACTCAATATAATTTTAAAAGAAGAGAAATTGGAGTTATATAAGAATAATCCTTATTGGGAAAGGTGTGTAATAGTAGATGATTGTAGATATCAGAACGAAGTCGGGCTCGGCTTGAAGAACAACGCTACTATGATTTTCTTATCTTCTGGAACTAGAGAATTGTCCGAGGCAAACGCTACTTGGAGAGAACACCACTCAGAAGAATTGGCTAGAGCTATTGAAGATGGAGATGAAGAGAAGATCCAATGGTATGATTGTCATTTATTAAATGATGGTGATGTAAAGGGCTTGTCAATAAAGGCAAGAGCCATGGCTCCTATTTGGTGTGGTATCCAAGCCAATGCTCTAACTACAAACCTAGAAGACCTCAGTAATTCGGGTTCATTAGAGGGAATGGATAACATGCTTAATGATTTAATTGACATCTTATTAAAGGAGTTTGAGGATGGAGAAGAAGATGATGATCCCGTGCCCGACGATGGCTGTGATTGATGGAGATATCATTGCATATAAAGTTGCCTTTAGAGCTGAGGTAGATGATCCCGCCTTTATTCCTCAAATGGTTGAAGAATATCTTGAAAGCTGGCTTCCAGATGAAGCAGAAGATTTTAGAATTGCTCTATCTTGTAGCCGTAAGGATAACTACAGGCGAAATATCTGGCCTCTCTATAAAATGAATAGAGATACTCAGGATACACCGGAATATTTAAAAGAAATTAAAGATTATATACAGGACATATACCCAATTGATTACGTCGATAGACTAGAGGCTGATGATTTACTAGGAATAGCAGCTTCCAGCGGCACTGGGATTGCCGTTACAATTGATAAAGATTTACGAGGGGTGTCAGGATGGCATTATAATCCTGATAAAGAAGAGAAGTCTGTATATATCAGCCCGGAAGAAGCAGAACTCTTTTTCTTAGTTCAGTGGATGACAGGAGATAGTACAGATAATATCCCCGGACTGTGGCGAATAGGCCCCAAACGTGCTCGATCTCTCATGAAAAAGTGGGAAGGTGAGGACATTTATCAGAATATTATTGATATGTATCACGAAGAGAAGTACATACCAAAGAAAACGTGTGATTTAGAAGGCGACGATCTTGCTTTTGCCATGGCAAGGTGCGTTAAGATACTAGAAAATGGCGATTATGATAGTTCCACGGACAAAATTAACCTTTGGGTCCCTAAAGTTGGAGTATAAAGAACAAATGGATAACTTTCAGCAGTTTATAGCAAAATCTAAGTACTGTCGTTGGGATGATGAGCTTGGTAGACGAGAAACTTGGGAAGAATGTGTCGATAGATACTATGATTATATTCTTTCTCGCTTCCCTGTCTTTTCTGGGTTCCCTGATATTGAAGATGCCCGTATGGCTACCAAAAATCTAGAGGTTTTCCCCAGTATGAGGGCATTGATGACCGCTGGACCTGCCGCAGATGTAGACGATACATGTATGTACAACTGCTCTTATGTGGCTGTGAATGACCCCAAGGTTTTCTCTGAAATTATGTATATCCTGTGCTGTGGTACGGGTGTGGGTTTTTCTTGTGAGTCTAAGTATATTGAGCAGTTACCTGTGGTTCCTGAAGAGATTGAACGAACACACGATGATGTTCTAGTTGTAGAGGATTCTCGCAAAGGCTGGGCTGAAGCCTATAGTAGTTTACTGAAGTATCTTTACCAAGGTATTCACCCTACTTGGGAGACTCATCTGATTCGACCTGCCGGTGCTAGACTCAAGACCTTTGGAGGAAGAGCCTCTGGTCCCGAGCCTCTAGAGAAACTATTTAGATATACAGTTAATAAGTTCATGGGAGCTCAAGGTAGACACCTTAAGCCCATTGAGGTTCATGATATTGTATGCATGATTGGGGAGATTGTTATTGCTGGGGCCGTTCGTAGGTCCGCATTGATTTCCTTATCCGATCTTTATGACAGAGACATGGCTACTGCTAAGTCTGGTCCTTGGTGGGAGACATCAGGACATAGAAGACTGAGCAATAACTCAGCAGTGTATACAACTAAGCCGGGAATGTCTGAATTTCTAGATGAGTGGGTTGCTATGTATACCTCTCGATCTGGAGAACGGGGCATCTGTAATCGTGAAGCTCTTGCTATGCTTGCTGAAAAAGCAAACAGAAAACCCTGTGATGATTGGGGAACCAATCCATGCAGTGAAATCATTCTTCGCCCAAGACAATTCTGTAATTTAACAGAGGTTGTTATTAGAGAAGATGATGATTATGAAAGCTTAAAGAAGAAGGTAAGATTGGCTACCATACTAGGTACAATTCAATCTGCCTGTACAAAGTTCCCTTATCTGGGAGAGGAATGGAAAACAAACTGTGAAGAAGAAAGATTGCTTGGTGTATCTTTTACAGGGATATATGACAGCAAGCTTATGTCTGGTCAACTTGGTATGCCCAAGCTTCGTTGGACTCTTAAGAAGCTTAAGGAATATACGCAAGATGTAAACCTACACTTCTCTGAGTTACTGAACATAAACCCAAGTGCTTCTATCACATGTTGTAAACCAAGTGGAACAACAAGCTGTGTTGCAGGCACAAGCTCCGGTATGCATCCAAGATATGCCAACCAATACTTGCGTCGAGTTAGGATTGATACCAAGGATCCTATTTGTCAGTTTATGATTGACAGTGGGATGCCACATGAGCCTTGTGTTTCTCAACCAGACAAAACCATGGTCTTTAGTTTTCCACTACAGTCTCCAAAGGGATGCATAACTCAAGATGAATTAGATCCTGTGACTCACCTTGAACTGTGGCTGGAATATCAAAAGACTTGGTGTGACCACAAGCCCAGTATTACTATATCTTATTCTGATATAAACTTCTTAGAGGTAGGTAGCTGGGTATGGAATAATTGGAAGTATGTAAGCGGGGTGTCCTTCCTGCCGAAGGATAATAATGTTTACGATCAGGCTCCCTTTGAAGCAATTACAGAAACTGAATATAATATATTGACTGAAAAGATGCCACAAGATATAATATGGTCAAAGCTTTCTTCTTATGAAAAAGAAGACTCGACTACTAATTCTCAAGAACTTGCATGCCATGGGGATGCTTGTGAAGTTGTTGATTTAACGGAGGTTTAAAATGAGCCAACATAGTTTACAAACAATTCAACGAAAGATTTCAATGAATGCTTCTGTTACTCCTGCTGAAATGTTATTATTAATGCGGGATGTAATATTAAAGTTGAAGCTTATAGAGGAGAAATTACGTGGACTGGAAGAGACTTCCCAAACTAGACGAACTTCTAGTACAGTATCTAAGAGAAAAATATCCTCCAGTAAAGTATCAAGAGACGATGACGAATGATGAGATGGTTCGTCTTTTGTCTATCCAACATGGTAGAGAAGAACTTATTCAGCACATTGAAAAAGTAATAACCAATCAAAGAAAAGGAGTATAGTTATGGGGTTTTTTAGTGATGTTGTTTCTTGGGTTGGCGAGACTTTCGGAATTAAAGAACTGGATTGGGAAGGACAAAAAGAAGAGGCTATAGAGTTGGCTAAAGAAGAATATCAAAAAGAAAGAGCTCGCTTAACAGCAGACCTCCAATCTGCTAGTTCTAAAGCAAGAATAAGAGCAGAGAGAGATCTCGCTATTCTAGATAAAGCACACAATAAGAAACTCCGTACTATGGTAACAGAGAGAGACCTTAAAACCTCACAAATGGATGCTGAATTTAAAGCAAAACAAAAGGATCTAGCTTCTCAAGCGGATCTAGCTTCTCAAGCGAAAGTTGGAGACAAGGATTTTGACCGCAAAAAAATGTTAGGATTACGAGATCGAGCTATAAGAATGCCAACTGTTGGACCAAGACCGGGCCAAGGCACAGTAATTCCACGACCCAGTAGTACTTCTCCAAGATCTGGACAGGATATGGGAAGAAGACCGAGGTAATATAAAGGAGTTTAATTATGAGTTTTGGAGGAGGACCAACTATAGGTGGTGGTATGTCCGCAAGCGATCGAAAAGATTTACTATCCTATGAAAATACCTTAGCAGAAGAACGTGATATGAAAGCTAGAGAATTCCAAATGGAATCAGAACGCCGCCGTGAGTCTCAAGAACGAGAGATTCGAAAGCAAACAGAGCTTACAGAAAAACAACGGATCGCAGAACTTGAAGCAATGGAACAGGCTGGTATTGACGCTGCTCCTTCGGAATACGATGCCAATTTATTAGATCTAGAAAATCGAACATCATCTATGTGGGCAAGTCTAGGTCAGGGTACTAGTCCCGATCCAGTGCCTGACCCAACCACAGATAGGCCTAAGTAATAAATTATGTCAACTAATGCAGACAGATTCCGAATACTGGATTCTTTAAGGACTAGTAAACTAGAGAGATCTAGATTTTGCTCAAGCCTTACGATTCCTTCGGTTCTTCCACCGGAAGGTTGGAATGAACAATCCCAATTACCGCAGCCCTATAGTTCTATTTCGGCCCGTGGAGTAACTTCCATGGCTTCTCGAATGTTGTCTGCATTATTGCCTTTGAATGATGCTCCCTTCTTTAGGTTTGAGTTATCATCCGGCATACAACCAGAGATAGAAATAGACTCGTATCTTAGTAATCTTTCTTATCAAGTATATAATAAGATCTCTAGTGGTAATCTAAGGGAATCTATATATCAAATACTTCAGCATCTTATTGTTGTTGGGGATGTGATGGTGATCTTAGAGGACGATATGAATATTCGCTTGATCCGTATTGATAGGTTCGTGGTCCGAAGAAGTGTGAACGGAGATATCAATGAAATCATCTATAAAGAATACGAAACCGTAGACGATGATCAGAATGATCAGGATATTCTTTTCTCTTCATCTCTTGATGCCGATAGTAAACAAGGCTACAAGCCGCTGTATACACGGCTCACAAGGGATGAGGAAGATGTGTGGAAATCAGTAACTGAAGATACCGAGGGAGATGTCACGAACTCTGGTGAGTTTACTGTACCGAACTTTATTGTCCTTCGATGGGCCAGTATTGCTGGAGAGAACTATGGTCGAAGCCACTGCGAAGATATGATAGGTGATATTAAAGCCCTTGAGGGTTTCACGGAAGGTTTAATCAACGGCATTACTGCCTCGTCTATTTTCTGGATGGCCGTAGACCCAACGGGTATGGCTGAAGTAGATGATATTAACGGCACTCCAACAGGTGGTTGGGTCAGTGCTAGACCAAACGAGGTACATGTTGTTTCTCCAGCAACTACTATGAATCCCCAGATCAATCATACCCAGAATGGTGTGAATCTTCTTAGGCAGGAAATTGGTAGAGCCTTCTTGCTTGACTCTGCCAGTATTCCCCAAGGAGAACGAGTGACGGCGACGGCTGTCCGTATGATTGGTCAAGAACTTGAGCATGTTCTCGGCGGTGCTTTCTCAGCAATCGCTAGAGATCTTATGCGACCATTGGTTGCTCGTGTTGTATTCCTTATGACTACCAATGGAGAGGTAGATGAACGGCTCGAAGAAATGTTTTCTAAAGAAGGCTTATTAAATGTTGATATTATAACAGGTCTCCAAGCACTTAGTAGAGATTCTGATCTTCATAAACTTATGCAAATGGGTGAGATGATACGAAACCTTCCTGAAGCAGCAGCCATGATGTTCCGATGGGATCAGTATGGTAAGGCTCTGATTACTTCATTGGGCTTTAATTCTGAACTCTGGATTAAGTCAGAAGAACAAGTACGGGAAGAACAAATGAAGCTCGCCCAAGCTCAAGGGCAAGTACAAAGTGCTCAGCAAAATGAGCTTATGATAAATCAAGCTGTAACCGGGGCTGTGGCTCAAGCAGCACAACAGGATATTTCTGAAACTGGTGGAGCAGGAATCCAACAAGTTATGCAACAAATGCAAGGAGTACAGTAAATGACAACCGATCCTCAGGCTTTAAACTTAACAGCGTCTACTACTACGTATAATGGAAAGAAAGTCGTAGTTAGTAATCAAAGTGCAGTACTTTCTTTATCTGCCAATGCATTAGTTACAGCTGCGGTTTCTTCGCAGTTAGTTCCTATTACTTTAGCTGGAGTTAATATCTCTGATGCTTATACTAATGGAGCTGCTGCGGTTGCTGCTACTACTACACTTACATTTGATGATGATATTGAAACCACAAGTTTGTCAACTGACCCCTATGTACAATTTACTGATGCTGGAGGACAGACAAGGACTTACTTTGGAGTGAGTACACTTGGAGTCTCCGGCTCAGCTACCTTTACATTTGATAAGGCTGCTGTTCTGGATTCTACTATTACACTTATTTCCTATATGGACGGTGTAACTACTACGGTAATCTTCAAGGCTGCTGCTAGGGGGACAACGAATGGTTCCAAATCAGGTGAGTATACTTTGTTTGCCATAGACGATGCCACTTCAACTGGTGAGCCTGCCTCTGCTATCGATTCTGCCGCAAACTTAGTGGCTGCTATTAATTCAGCTAATGGTTTGCCGGACCTAGAAGCTTATGCTAATCGGGTATCAGATACTGACGAAACAACGGCCAATGGTAAGGTTTATTTAAAGGGACGGGATGCTGATGACGGTACTAATACGGCAATTACACTTTCAGTAGCTACTGCTGCTACAGGTACTGTAACTATTACAGACTTCACCAAACTAAATACTGGAGATAAGATAAACCTGATTGCTACAGACACCACTAACTATGATTTTGTTAATGGCGATCAAAGTTCGGTGGCGGGAACGTGGGAATCCACAAGCTCCAACGCTGTCACAGCTACTAATTTGATGAACGTCATTAATACTTCATCGGGTCCATCGGGAACAAGGTTCACTGCTTCTGCTGCGGTATCAGAAGTACAAGCGGTAGGAACAGTAACTATTACAGCCTTTACCGAACTCAATGCGGGTGATAAGGTAAACCTAATTGCTACTGATGGCACTAACTACGATTTTGTTAATGGTGATCAAAGTTCAGTCGCCGGTACATGGGAATCCACAACATCTAATGATGCCACAGCTACTAATTTAATGAATGTTATCAACACCTCATCAGGTCCAGCTGGAACTAGATTTACTGCTACGGTAGATGGGGCTGTGGTAACTGTTACTCAGGCTACGTCTGGTGCAGATGGTAATACTACAGTTACTCTAACAGACAGCGGAACTGCTGGCATGACCAAGGCAAATTTCACTGGTGGCGTAGACACAGGGGTAGTAACTATTACTCAGGCCACGGTTGGTGCAGCTGGTAATACCACAATTACTCTAACAGACCCGCTTGATGGGATGTCAAAAACAGATTTCACTGGTGGTGGTGCCTTTACAGATTCTACCAGTGTTAATCCTCCCGCCGCTTTTACGGGTGGTGTTGATGAGACTGTAGATATTACTAAGAACAAGTGGTCTCGTAAAGGTAGTGCAGAGAATGCTGCTGAATCCCTGAAGGATGCTATTAACGAGACAAGTTCAGGCCATGGTTATACTGATGGCTTGACAGCAACTCGGAGTGGGGCTGTCCTAACGATTACCCAAGATGTTGCAGGAGCTACGGGAAATACTGCTGTTTCTTATAATAACGAGTTTCAAGAGGTCTGTTCTGTTCTTCCGCAAGATTTTAAAGGCGGCGCTGTAGCGAATAGACCTAAGCTTGGGATTCAATACTCTACTAATGGTACTGATTGGACTTCTGCGGTTGAGATAGCTTCTGATGTAGCTGCAAATGTAACAGGAATTAAATTATTTACTTTACCCGAGGCGGTGACTTCTTATCCAGCATACAGGCTAATATTTAATTCTGATTTAGCAACAGCTGGGACCACTGGCAGACTTACCTTTGTCGGGGCCTATTGAGGTGTCTTCTCCTAATGGGTGGAACGAATACAAGGTACATATTGTTCACGAATTAGAAAGAACTAATAAGGAACTTACTTTCATAGATCGTAGACTTGCAAAAATAGAAAAGAAGCTGACAATACTAGATACGAAAATATATGTCGCTTCTTTCTTCTTCAGTGTTGTATTTGCAGGGGTATTTAATTTGATTTTAAGGAAGTTTTAAAATGGGAATAGAAACTCCTTTGCGTAAGCTAGAAATTATTGGTAATACTACAACTAGTATTTTAAAAGCTAATCACTCTAATCTTATTTCAAAAGGTTCGAGAGAGTATGTCCTTTCTATTAGAGCAGAGCTACTCAATGTTCGAAGCTTTAAGATTCCTGAGGATTGGGACACAGACTGGAATATAAGACTTGGTCCTATTTGGACTCCAACAGAGTTAGGTTCTACTAATCTTGTGTGCTGGCTGAGTCCAGAATACTACCATCCTCTAAGTACTGATGATGGTATAATTGCTCAAGCTGAAGACCGATCTGGCAATGGAGTTACTTGGGAAAATACCAATTCTGATGATTCTTGCCCTGAGTTTACTTCGGCGTTAAATGAATTTAAAGGTATGGGGTTTAATGGATCTCAGTATATATATTCTTTGGATGAGTCTGGAGACGGTGAGTTAGATCCCGGTACAGGAGACTTTTCTATAACTATGATAGCAGAGTTTGGTGGAATTAGTACTGCTGAGAAATATGTATTAGCTTCCGATGTTAGTAGAGGTTTTGCTTTAAGTGTTAAAGAAGTTTCTGGAACTGATAAATATAAAGTTTACTTTGATGGTTCGGCTACAGAAGCTGCGTTTTCGGTTGATCATACAGTTCCAATAATACTAACTGTAGGCAGGTCTGGAGGTGATCAGTTTCTTAAGTTTGCTAATATTTCTATAAACGATACAGCAATTACTGGAACTGAAAATATGGATATTGATAATACTCAGCAATTCTTTATCGGCGGAAGAGAAGGTGTGGCCGATAGATCAGGACAGAATACATTTACTGGAAATATCTATGAAATTATGTTTTACAATGGTACTTTAAGTACTGATGATATTAAAAACTTGGAAGGGTATCTAGCACATAAATATGCTCAGACATCCTTCCTATATTCAGAACATCCTTATAAAACTAACCCACCAAGAGCAGGAGTCCCTGCATAAGGAGAGTATTATGGCAAAGAAAAAGGAAAAGAAAAGTAAAACCAAGAGAGCCCCTGCTCGGAAGTTTACTCCCATGGGAGCTAGTAAGGTTAAAGGAAGAAAGAGTATAAGAAGTGCTCGTGTACCCAC